TACTTTTTTTATAAAATACGGTAACACGGTAACATTTATAAAAAAAGTATTAATAAATTCAGTAATACCAAGGGTTTACAAGTGTTACCGTAATGTTACCGATCTCCCAAAATGTTACCGATCTCCTCCTAAAATGTTACCGTGTGTTACCGTGTGTTACCGTAATTATTTTTTCACAAAGTCATAAAATTTTACTCAATTCTAACAAAGCCTTTTACTATTTTTTTGCCTACCCTGTAAGTTTTTTTCTCCCAGTTCGGGAGGTGTCCTATAATCAGATTGATTTTCGCGGAAAGCTTCCGATCATTCGAACCTTTCATAAATAAGTTGTACATGATTTCACGGGTTGAAACTCGTTTAATTTCTTCCATCCCAAATTCAACCTCTGAAGAATTATCAAACCATGAAGCGGTATATTGGTGCTGTTTTTGTACCGTCATTTTTTCCCAATGTGAAGGAATAGGCATTTCAAGATAGTCCATTACCTGTATTTCAACTTCATCCCGGTACATGAATTTTTCCCGGTATGTTTCAAGTTCAGCTTCCGTTTCAGAGTCAAATTTTAGTTCAAAACCTTCTTTATAGATCGAAACAGCTTCACCCCAAATCTGATCTATTGTAGCTTGTTCAATTTCCATAGGGTGTTTTTTCTGCCTTGCACCATCAACCATCACGGAAAGGAAGCGCCGTTCACCGGTTTTATCTTTCAGATATTCCACCTGGTTAGTGGTCCGGGCCAAAATGAAGTTTTTGGCAAACTCTTCAGTTTTTGACATATAAGGCCGGCGGTAACGTAAGCTAGTTTTTGAAATAAAAGCTTTCGTTTCCGCGAATGACATTCGGTTACTTGCTACCATTTCGTCATCATTAACAATTAGGCTTTTCAACATAATGTCAAAATTATCCTTATTGTTAAAATCTGTTACCGCGTCGGTGTACCAAGGGCCACCGATTTTCTGAAGTAGGGACGTTTTACCTACACCCTGACCACCGACAAGATCTAAAACATAGTCAAACTTTACGAATGGTTCATAAACTTTGGCCACGGCTCCGACTAGCCACATTTCTGCGATTTTTGAAATTAGTTCGGTATCTTCCGCGCCTAGATAATGTTGAAACATTTTTCTAATTCGCTTCCTACCGTCCCACTTCATGGCCACGCGCTCCATGTATTCTTTTACCGGATTGTAGGACCGTTCAGAAAAGAAGGTTTCAAGGCCGGCTTTCATGGCGTTTAGTGAATAAACAACCCCTAAATTATTTTCAAAGTACACTGTCAAAACACTTACAAAACTAGCGGGCAATTCCCCAGCTTGAAACGTGGTATTTCCAAGCCGGATTTCTTGCGTAAGTTCATATTCTTGGGAAAAGTCATTCCGTCTTAAATATTGCCCTAGCTGTTCATCTGCTTTAAGGGACATTACCACGTTTGCCGGGCTGGTGCTTTTAATATCCCCACTGGCCGTTAAAACTAATTTAGGGTTTTTGTCTATACTTACTACATTACCAATCTCTCTCACCCCCTTCTATCTTTCTTGATCATACTTTCAACCGTCCGCCTTACCTCAATATCAGGTAAAGGGTTCATACTGTTTCCGTTTGCGATTTCTGCAAGCCTTAAAACGTGTTCATCATCCACGGCCCGGAATAGTAAACCAGCTACAAACTTAGCAAGTTTGTCATTCCGCCCGCCTTCATCACCAAAACCAATCGCGATAGTTTCAAATAATTCTGTGGTTTGGTTTCGGTCACGGGTTAAACTTCTTTTTTTTAGGCTTCTTAGCCCTTCCGAATTATAACCGTGTGTATCCTGATAGGTTTTCTTGATTGCCTGGATCAATTCCTTTGAAGGTGTTACCATAGTCCCGCCCTCGCTTGATTTCTCCAAGTCCCATTCATACATCCCCTTATCTGTCGCGGATGGTGCCACCAAAACATAATTGTTTTCATGCGCTTTTATATCCACCCCAGGGAGAAACCCGATCATTTGACTGATTGGGGTATCTTCCCTTTTGAAATAAAACAAGTGTTTTCCACCGCTTGCTGTTTTGGCTTGTAAGGTTGGTTCAATTAAATTTAAATACTTCCAGCGTTTGAGTGATTCAAACCCGTTTTCTTTTCCATGCTTATCAATATCAATCACAAAGAAATTAGTAGTCTTTAAGGCTATGTTAGCGTTTGGGTGCTGGTCCCAAAAACTCGCTATTTCTTCCGCTGTCATTTTGGGCTTGTCCGCAAACTCTATCATAGGCCTTTTATTTTTAGGGTTGATAGGAATGACGGCAAAACCTAACTTTTGATATTGTAAAGCGTAGTCCTTCATGCTAGCCATTCCTATTTACTCCTAAATGTTAGAATGGTAGATCATCATCATTGATTTCAATAGCGTCGGTATTTGGTAGGCCTTCAGCTTCATTAAGGTCATAATTGCGGTATGTTTTACCCTTGCTTTCTGTTTCAATGATTACCAAGGTATAGTAGGTTCCTACCGCTTTCCGGTTAAGGGCGTCTTCAAGGGCCTTACCATCTTCAAAGTCAGATTTTAAAGGTGCGTCATCCGCAAAGGCCAAAGCTTTTTGGAAGAATTTGATAGTACGCTGTACTGACCAACCAATGTCTTTTCCGTTCCAGGTGTCAAGCGTTCCGAATGAAACGTATTCCGTCCGGCCATCATAATCACCCCCGCGCAATTCGAAGCGATATTGTAGGCTTTCCCATCCGCTTTCCGCTACGTTGAATTGTGCGGATTTAAGAATGGCTTGATATTCACCGGCCGGAATTGGTGCCGGACCGTTTGCGCTGTCCTTGCGAGGGTCAAAACCTTCTTTTTTAATTGATTGTGCAATGTCTAGTAAACTCATTGTTTAATTCTCCTTTTGTGTTTAAATTATTTATTTAAAATTGTTGTATTAGAAAAGATCATCTTCAGAAACATTTTCCTGTTTCTGTGGTTTCGGTGCTTCTTTTTTGACTTCTTCTTTTTTGGCTGGTGCCGGCTTGCTTGGTGCTTTTGCTGGTTCCAATGCCCCGCGGATTGTTGATAAGATTTTCAAAATTTCTTTATCATCAACCTGATCCATGTAATATTTTTTGCGTTTGCGTTCCACTTCTCTATTGTAGTTATTACCTACTTTTTCAGTATGGATCATCAAATCAGAATTACCATTAATTAGGTTTACATACTTATCCTTAAGGCTTGGTTTATCCTTGGTAGCGTTGCCGTTATCATCATATTCGGAAACTTGCCGGCTGATATAAATGACATTCATAGGAAGGGCCTTTAAGTCAATTACCATTTCAGTGATCGCCTGATTGAAGAAGTCATACCCTTTCCCGTATGGAATTTCTGACAAGGATTTTAAGCGGGGTTTTCCGGGCGGTGTCAATTCGTCACAAACGGCAATCTTTATCATTTCAATCACATCATCAATTACATCCACTACCACCGTCTGGTAAGTGTGTTTTTGAGTTTGCAAAGCCAAAAGAATTTCACCAATTTGAGAAATAACACTTTTAGTAATTCGCCCTTGTTCGTCCTTTTCATTCACAAGCTGGATTGAAGGGACGGTGTTGGCTTCAGCGTTACCATCTGTATTTAGCACGATAGGCGCCGGGAACTCGTTGGCTAGGTAGCTTTTCCCTGACATGGTTTCACCGTAGAGGAAGAAATTTCGCGGGGTGTCCTTTGGGATCTGTGGTTTATTTTCCGGTAGTTTAAAAGCCATTTTATTCACCGTCCCCAAAAATACTTTTAGCCATGATCTCTTTCAATAAAGCCTTAAATTCATCACGATCATCTTTATTTTCAATTTCGCGAACTTCATCACCGTTTGGGTAAGTTAATTCAAAAGTTGCGTTCACTTCAATAATTTCAACATTCATAGCTTTAGCAAGGTTTTTCATCTGTTTCTTTTGTTGCTCGTAAGCTTCAGGAATCATTGCCAAAGCTTTATGAATTTCATCCGTAAATTCTGCATGGAAAGCAAGCGTTCCCTTATCGTGGAATTTTTGCAAATATTCGCCTTCTTTTTTATCACGGAATACATAGTATTTAGCTGTTACTTTAGTCATTGTTTTGTTCCTCTTTTTCTTTCTTTTCGTCTTTTGTTGCGCGTTCCCCTAAAAGGAAACCTACCATAAAAATTAGTGTACCGAATACGATTGCTTCAATATTCATCTGTTACCCTTCCTTAAAATAAAATTCAATAATATTTACGTCATTTTGTTGCCGGCTTCCCGTAACCCGCCAAAGTAATTGCCTATAATCGTCATACTCCCCGGATTCTTCACTTACCGGATCAAGGACTACGATAGTCTTATATTTATGCTGTAAACCGTCCACCCCGACACCTAAAACCTGGCTAGTAGCAACTACTACCTTTCTATCTAGCCCTTCCTGTCGGTCCCCGGTCCATATTCCTATTTCCGGGTGTCGTTCATGGATCACATTTACAATCTGTTTAGACTTGCTCACTATAAGCATATCTTCAGGAGTTCGATTTATTAAACCGTCAAGCGTGGTCAAAAGCGGGGTTTCTTTGTTTGTTGGTTTCAACTTTGGAAAGTCAACTTCTACCCCGGTTTGGTATAGATACCGTTCAAAGGTAGCCCGTCCGAATGACTGTTTAGCTATTGCGGTTTTTCCGTCAACTGTTACTAAATTCAACTTTCTGAATTTCTTCAAAAGTTCCGGATTTCCGACTTTCAAAGTGTTTTTATAAAAGCGGATCTTGTAGCCGTTGTTTTCCGTTGCTTGTTCAATCTTTTCGATTTCTTCCCAGCGGAAGAAGTTAGGGAGATTATTGATGTAGCTTTCATAATCTTTGAAATCTTTCCACTTCTCTTTAGAGTATGAAAACGGATCGTAAACCATCTGACCATGTGTTTTTTGCCACTCAAATTTCTGATTAGGCGTAGCATAACCGAAAATTGTTTTTTCCAAAGGGTAGAAATTCTGCCCTTTCTTTCTGATTGGTGTAGCAGATAACCCGATAGCGTATTTACGCTTTATTTTGCGATATAAGGCGCTCAATTTGTCGCTTGACATATTCTGCCATTCGTCCACTATTAAGACGTCACAAGCGATTTTAAGGCCCTTTTTAACTCTATTCTGTAAAGTTCTATCTGTGATAATTTCAAAATCGCAATTATCCGAATAGTTGAACTTTTGAACCGTGTCTTTCCAGCCTTCAAGAATGGATAAGCGGTTATTTAAGATTAAAACTTTCTTAGCTTTTTTGTGTTTACAGATTTCAAGGGCGCAAATCGTTTTACCACGGCCCCCAAGGGCTTCTAAAAAAATCCCATTTGTTATCCTATCGCTACGCTTAACAGCTTCTTTCTGCCATTTTTTAAGCTTTATTACTATTCTCTAATACCACCTTTCCAATATCTGAAATAACTTCTTCAATGTCATTTCTCACGGCCCAAAACAATCCCAAACGGGCGGAAGCCCTGGCGTCTTGGTGGTGACTTTTTTCGAATTTCCACAAATTAAGGGCCTTTAGAAGTTCATTTGGTATATCTGATTGATACCCGGCGTTTCTTTGTAGAATTGCTTCCGGAAAGAATAACTGAAAGTAAGCAATAGTTTCTAAAACTGAATTATCTTTTGATAAGTCATTGTCACGCGATTCATATTTTTCAATTATTACTACGTCCGGCTGTAACTCATAACCTATTTCATCAAACCATTGCTTAATAGCTGGTAACCCCTTTGGAATTATCCAATGGTTAATTAGTCGGGCATTATTCAGGTAAACAATCCCTGAAGTGCTATCTTCAGCCTTGTTTGAAGATGGATCAATGCTTAAAATTTTCATTTACTTGATCCGTAAGCTTCTATTTTCCTGAAGCGTAGCGCCTTCAATTTCTTCACCAGCTTTCAAAAGGTCGTAAAGTTCCTTCTTGTTTGGTGCTTCCGTTACCTTTTTAGTCCAATACTTTTCAGGTAGTTTTGCTTCATCCACTACTACACTAGCCTTTGTATTTTGAATTGAAAGGGTGAATAGTTCACCTTTGATTTTTGTTTTCCCGGTGATTTCCATTGAAGCTTGAAGGTCACGCTTTAAGCGCTCAATTTTCTTGTCGGTACTTTCTTTTTTCTTTTTGAAACGTTCTTCTTCTTCCTTGTAAACCTTTTTATCAGCTTCAAGATTGCGGATCAGTTTAGCGTAGTTTTCCGCTTTGGCCTCAATTTCTTCATCAAGCCCCAGGCTTTCAATCGTGTCTAGTTTGGTTTCATCATCAATTTCCAGATTGTAAATGTCCAAATACTGGCCCGTTAATTCGTATAAAGTAGCCATCTTTACTTCCTTTCTTTTTAAAGAACTTCAGCCATTCCCCAATCATTATCAGAAATTGAAGCTTTTCTTAATAGGGCCATTTGGCTATTGTATTCTTCAATAACTCTCTGATCGTGTGCCTTAATTTCATCTTCCCAAAGGGCTTGTAATTCAGCTACTTTGTTTTCTTGTTTTTTCTTGCGTTCCGCTTTTCGGTAATCTCTTACAGCGGTAATAAAACCGGCTGTGAAAGAAAATCCGGCAACTAGTAGCACTCCGGCCACTTGACTGGTCAAACTTGGTTCTAACATTTTTCAATTTCCTTTTCTTGTTCTAAAATTTCATATACGTCCTTCAGGTCGTACATCTTTTCCCGTCCTTGCTTTCTGTACTTCAAGCCCCGGCGTCTTAATCTCTTAATGTAACCGTGGTCAAAGCCAAACCTTTTACAAAGATCCTTTTGGTTGATTGGTAGCCGTTCTGCTTCCAATTCTTTTCTAACTTCTTCTTTTGCGAATTGAAGAAGTTCTCTAATAGCCATCTTTGCTATTTCGTCATTTAACAAAGGCGGTAAATTTATGTTTTCCATCTTCACCCCCTCAACTATGCGGGCAAGCTTAGTTGTGTTATAATGTAAGTAGTTAAAATTTCCGAAGCGTTCCAATTTTCTATTGGGCGCTTTTTTTGTTAGTCGATATTGTAATCAGCTATGACTTGCAAAATAAACTTGTTGGCTTTTGGCCCACGGGTTGAACCGCTCAAAATGTTTGTTACTTCCTGGCGGTCCCGCCCATATACAGAAGCCAAATCGCTTTTTTTGATATTGTTTGCTTCTAGGAAAGCAACTACTTTCTTGCGTCCTACGTCAATATCCGGCATATATGTTTCCTCCTTTTTAAATTTGTAAGAAGAAAACAACTAAAATTTCAACTATTTTTTTGTGTTATTTCTTGACTTATTTTATTCGTTTGTGTAAAATGAAGGCATAACAAAAACATTGATATTAACAATAAAACCGGTTCGCCAAAACTTAATTTATTGTTTATCTTTTTAGTTGTTTTTTTAGTTGTTTCTCACTTACAAAAACTATTTTATACTTTCGTGTAAAATTTGTCAAGCATTTTTACACGAAAATATAAATATTTTTTGTCAATCCTTTAGAAAGGTTGATAAATCAATGTTCGAGACGTTCGAAAAAATTAAAATGTTAGCTAAAAAACAAGGAATTAGCTTGCAAAAAATTGCTGAAGATTTAGGTTTTAGCACAAATTACCTATATAGTTTGAAAAATAAAAAAGCCCCTTCAGCGGAACATATAGCAAAAATAGCCGATTATTTCGGTGTTTCAACTGATTACTTATTAGGGCGTTCGGAAAACCCTAATCATGCTTCTAGTGATCATATTGATAAACCCTCTCAAATCAATATTGAAGACATGGCCAACAATGTCATGCTTTTCGGTGGTCGGGAATTAACAGACGAAAAGAAAAAAATCATTCAATCCATAATAGAAGCCTATTTGAAGGAAACGAATGATTAGAGGTATAACACCTTGACTGAAAAAGAAATTTTAAAAGATCATGATATAACTGTACATACTTTTAACGGCGACTTGTTGCCGGATGAAGTTGGTTTTTATGATCCTATCACTAAAACAGCCTTTATTTCTGATAAGCTAAATAAAAAGGAAAGAATAAAGGTGTTACTTCATGAATTGGGCCACCTGGACCATACCACGGCGGAATATACTAATGCTAGGGTACGCTGTGAGAATGAAGCAAACAGAAACATGATCCATCACTTATTAAAAGACGCCCTCTCTCAATTAGAGAATAAGGCGGATTTTAACTATATAAAATTCATGGAATATTATCACTTAACCACGGTTACGGATGAAATCATGGTAAAAGAAGAATATAAAGCCTTGATTTAAGAAAGGGATTAAAAATGAAAATTGGAGTTAGAACGCCCAGCCTTAAAAAGAGTTTTAAGGCTAGGACAACCGGAAGAATAAATAGAACTTTAAAAAAATCAGTAAACCCCTTGTATGGAAAAAAAGGAATGGGATATATTAAGAATCCTGAAAAAGCCATTTATAATAAAGTTTATCATAAAGTAACGGTTGATCCTTTAAAACCATTGAAGAATGGAAGCCGTAATAATACCAAGCAAACGGCACCGGAACCTGAATTTGTAGGGTACAGCTTTTATAAAATTGAAACCAAGGAATACATTTGTAATAAGTTAATTTACATTCTTTTAGCTGTATTCTTAGGAATTTTTGGGGCGCAATACTTCTATTCAGGCCAAAAG